CCAGTTGCTCCCGTAGGTCCTGTCGCGCCAGTTGCGCCGATAGGTCCAGTAGCACCAACACCCCCAGGAGTTCCATCAAGATTGATCGTCCATGAGGTATAGGTTCCGCTACCGACGGTTTGCGTTACTGATACTTGTAGTGCGCCAGTTCCAGATGTGTAGCTAGAGACAAGACCTACAAAGTAATTCGATAAATCATGCGCGACGATAACTGTTTGAGCGGTTGTGTAAGAAAGTCCCGTGCCGATAGTTAATGATTGAGTTCCCGAAACGGGAAGCGTGAGAGATGTCGTAGAAGTTGATTGATAGGTCGCGCCAGTAGCACCCGTGGCTCCAGTAGCGCCAACAGGACCAGTCGCCCCCGTAGGACCAGTTGGACCCGTTAATCCTGTCGAACCGATAGGACCTGTAGAACCTATTGGACCCGTTGCGCCCGTTTGACCTATTGGACCAGTATTGCCCGTTGCGCCTGTTGGACCAGTCTGACCGACTAAACCAGTTGCTCCCGTTAATCCTGTCGGACCTGTTGGACCCGTGGCTCCCGTAGGGCCAGTTTGACCGACAGGGCCAGTTTGACCGACAGGGCCAGTCGCACCAGTTGGACCTGTAAGACCCGGTAAACCAGCAGCCGAGACGATAACATCTGTTACAACTGGTGAAACTATGATGTCACTCAACGCGATACCTCTGCATCAATGTGGACTGTTCCCCAGCCTAAGACGATGTTTCCAGATGAACCTTGAAGTACGCAGTCATAGACATAATCGCCCGGGACTACATTTATCACGGTTGAAACTTGAACCTGTGGGCAAGTGGTTGGATTGAAGGTGATTCCGTTACCTACCGAAAGAGATAGAACTGTGGTGCTGGCGAGAGCTGCGGTTCTAAATTGCAGGATAGGTGTGTAGCCCGTGACATTAATAGGTTGAGTAGGGTCGGCGTTCTGACAATAAGAATAACCCTGATTCCATGCTTGATTTTGGCGAAATGATAGAGGGGTGGCGGCAGGTGTGAAACTAAGTGCTTGAGGAACCGCCATTGTTTACTCCTAGGGGTGTGTGACAACTAATGCAAGAAATAGCGCGACGAGTGTTTGGTGCTTGACAGTTAGGGCAGAAGATAGCCATAGATGAAAGGAAGTTAAGCGCGTTGGAGCCTTCGCTAAGTTCTGTTAGAGCAAAGACGAGAGCATCTATTCGATCGGGAGATTTTGCGGTTTTATCTGATTTATCCCACTCGCACATCTGATCTTCAAGTGCTGAGAAGTATCCGACATGGTGAACCCTGCCCTGCTCATAAAGTGCTGAAATAGGTTCTGCGCGTAGGTCTTTTCCGCGTGATGAATTGATCTTCTTAACGGGAATATCTGGTTTGACTTGGCGCATAACTGACAGAACTAAATCCCCGCCGTTATTTACCTCGGCGACGATTCGATCTGCTCTGAATAACTCATAAGCGGTAATGGCTTTTTGCGCCCATAATTCGGGCGATGCCTTGAGTGTGTCGTCTGCCAAAACATAGTAATGCCCGTCATTCGACATTCCGCAGGTGACGATACCTGTTAAGTCTGAGTCCTCACCGCTGGTAACAGCAGGGTCTACGCCTACTACAATACGAGTAAGGGGTGGAACATCGTCCAATCCGATACGAGCTGAGTCAATTCCAGCACGGTTCCATAGTGCGCCAGGATTATCGTCTAGGATCTCACCGTAAAGTTCTTGTCTGCCGAGCCTTGTCCCGCCGTAGCGAAGTTGCATTTCGGCGAGCGCAGTAGGTGAAAGGTTTGCCGCGTTATCAAAGGTTGAACCTCTAGTGACATGGGTCGTATTTTTGGCGATTAACTCTTTGATGAGTTTGGTCGGTCTAGGGGTTGTGGTAACTACCACTTGAGGATGTTCGCCAAGTCTTAGACCAAAAAGTAATTGGTCCCAGGTATCGGGCTTCTCCCATGCGGCAAGTTCATCGCACCAAGCGCCATGATGTTGCGGTCCGCGAAGTCTATCTGGTTCCTCGGCGGAAAATCCTTTGATCCGTGAACCATTCGGGAATATGTAAGATGAATTTGTGCGGTTATAGGCTTTGTCGTCGTAAATTCCGTAGCGCTTAATAACGCTGATAATGCCCGATTCACCCTCAAAACAGGTGTCTCGTATGTCAGCCGAAGTTCTTGCTACCGTCGCCCAGCGTGTTTTCTTGGTCTGAAGTGCTTTCCAGACTATCCACTCCGCGCCCGTTCTCGTCTTGCCCCAGCCCCGACCCGATTGAATCAACCAAGTCTGCCAATTCGATGTCGGTGGAAGTTGCTCCGGTCTGGCTTGCATCTCCCAAACTAATCTGCTCGCTGTCTGTATGTCTTGCGGCGTTAATTCGAGCCTCTGCGATGAGGTAAGCGAATCTTCTAACTGATTCGTCAAGTTCGCCTCCATCGGTAATCTCAGCTTGCACTTTGATAGGTGCGTCTATTCCGAGTAGTTTGGCGCGCCTTTCCTCTAATTTTAATACTGCTTCAATCGCTTTTATATCGCCAGTTGAGGCTTTATCCCATACTGATCGGAACATGGCATCTAAACGCTCTAAGGCTAATTCTCTAACTTGTTCAGCAGGTTCCCTCAGCGTTCGCTCTAAGGCTCTGGCGTAAGCATTATAAGCACTTCCTGCGCTCGCATAACCAACAGTATCGGCAATTACTTGGAATCCGTGACCCGCAGCCCTCATCTCTAGAACTTGGCGTTCCTTCTCGAACACCGCAGGGTCATTTTTGATAGGCATAGGTTTTGTAAGAATTACAGTTTCTCGATAAGAGATAAGCGCTCGTCTAGTAAGTCATCTATGGATTCTTGAATTGTTTGGCGCTTTTTCCAAGTCATTCTGTTGCCGTATTGGTCTATTTTTAGCGCGTCTGTAAGGTATCCGAGTGCTTCATCTATCTCAGCTATTGTTACTTTGTCGGACACTATAACCATTTTGGCTCCTTAAAGCCTCCAATAGTTACAACATAACATAGAATAGGTGAAATAGGTGACATAAGCAAGTTACGGATGTCTCTTGTCGTAAGCGTTCTGCAATTCATCAAGATCATAAGTCCCATCAACGCACTCTATATCGTCTTGCATAATCCAGTTAAAGATTGTGCGGTTGGTGACTTTGTAGAGAAGTGAGGCTTGGACTACTGAGATTCTAGGCTTGTAAATTGCTTTGGCGAAACCTTGTTCATAACCGTCTTGTAAGCCTTTTTGGTAGGCGCGAAAGTTCTTGTCGCTCAACGCTTAAACCGATCTACGATCGCGGGCCCTTTAAGAACTAAAATCAGAGATAGGAAAAAAACAACCCCGCAAGCAAAGAGCGCGTGAAGAAGTCTCATTTGCTCTCCAATACTCTTCCTAGAAGTCTCCATTTATCGGATGTCCAAATAGTACCGCATGACTTACATTTAATCTCGAAAGTTCGCTCTAGGTCGGCGGGATTTACTTTGAGTGTTGTTCCGCAATTTTCCCCATCATCATCCAAGGTCGGGCATTTGCCAATAATGATGTCCTCAGATTTATTGCCGAGGGTGAATTGAATCTTATGGGAGATTGAGATGATTGTCGCGGCGAGTTGATCGGCTTGCTTGTAGTTATCGTGAATCCATGATGATCTGTTAATGATGTACTGAGTAGTAAGTTCTATGCGCTTGATTTCACTCGTTCGTCGCTCAGAATTCCAAACTAATTTAGTTTCGCGCCGAATCTCCCTGATAGCCGCCTCATGTTTCATAAGAGGAATACTAATGGCTCCTGAGCGCAAATTGAGTGTTTCAAGGTTGCCGGGGATTGGTGTTGATTCTTTGGAGCCTGAAACTCTTTGCCCAGTATTCCCCCTACCAGGCAAGAGTTCAGATTCGAGTTCGTTGTATTTCTGAGGGAATTGTGCCAGTTGGTTTATGGCGTAATTCCAACAACTACCGCAAACAGTATGGGATTGTTTTTTGCGACAGTTTATGCACTTCATTTCTTTTCATGCCCCTTTTCTTTGCGCTGTGAACTTAAATGAAATGCTTTGCAGTCGTGGCAAAAGTAGATTCTAAGCCGTATAGATTTGTGAATCCGTTGGACATAGCGCCTTTCTTTATCTGCCTGTGATTTGGTTTCATAACTAACCTTTTGACACAACATTTTTACGCTTGCGAGATTTGGCAAATTCCTCGACATCTTCAAGGCGATAGTAAGTGAACTTGCCTTTCTTCTCTGCCCAAATTAATTTCCCGCGCTTATGTAATTGGTGCAGGTAATTAACTTCAATCTTCAAAATAAATGCTGTTTCTTTTGCGGTGAGCATCTACCAACCGATTTCTTCCTCTTTAGCAACCTTTTTATCGGTTAAGTGAAGAGTGACCTCAGCATTGTTGATGTTGTGCGCGATCTTGGTAACGCCGTCTTTCTCGTAGCTGGTAACTTCATAATCACCCGTTACCCTGACGAGTTGTCCCTTTGTAATTTGATCGGTGACTAATTCTGCTTGGCGACCCTTAATCTGGATGTTGTACCAGATCGTTACTCCATCAACCCACTCGCCCCTAATTTGCTTGCGTTGGTTATCTGCGATAGAGAAATTTGCTACTGCGAAATCACCGTTCTTGCCTTCAATAAACTTGAGAGTTGGCTCCTTACCAACTTTCCCCGATACCGTAATCTGCGTCATTTGTTGCCTCCTCGATAGATATGTAGTTGCCTTCGTTGTCCAACTTTACGATTGAACCGTCTGATAAGTGTAACGGATAAAGCGTTGTATCGGCGTAAGTTGGAACCATCCAGCCTTTAAGAGTTGCCTTTGCGGGGTTGAGGTGAATTGACTCCGTGCCGAGGTTATGGCATTTATGGCAGACCGCGACGAGGTTAGAGACTTCATCTTTACCGCCTCGGCTCCTAAGTTTTCTATGATGGAGCGCCAAATCGTGTGAGGGTTTTCCACATCTCTCGCAATATCCCTTTGCGCGATCTAAAACTAATTCTGCTATTTGCTTGTCCATTTTGCCTGTTCATAATAAGTAAAGGGCGGAGCTGTGTAGGGGTCTTTATTCGCCGCGATTTCCAATGCCTTCTTCATACTGACTCCCGCTTTAAGCGCACCAATTCCAAGTGAACTACCCGAGCCAATACCGTAAATACCATCAGCATCAAGGCAAACGGCAAAATCATCAGCAATATCAAAAACTTCACCGCCGATTGCAATAAGAAAAGCAAATTTAGTCTCTTCATCTTTCTCGTCCCACTTGTATTCATTTTCCTTGAACGCCAATTTCATCGAGGGTACTACTTTGGAGATGATGAAATGATACAAGTCCTCTTTGTCGGATGGCTGAGGTTTTGGCGGGGTCCAAATATGCTGGATGATGTCGCATGCAGAGGAAAGCCCGGAACCTGCAATTAAATACTGACCGCGCTCAACCACTTTCACCATTTGAGGGTGGGAGTATTTTCTACCCGCCGTCACCAATGAATCTGACCCGATCTGAACTTTTGTCGGAGTTACTTTGGCGAGAATTGTTGTCACGGTTGAATCTTAACAGAGCCGAGCGCGATTACGGAGGCTTTCGCGCTCAAGGCTCCCTATTGCTGAAACGGCATCAGCAATTTCTTGACACATACTGGACTCGTAGTCCGTTATGAAGTCACTCCCCGTTGTCGGGCTTCTTGTTCTCGAAGATGAGTGCTTCAGTAGTGATAAACATTCCCGCGATTGAGGCGGCATTGGCGAGCGCAGAACGAGTCACCTTTACGGGGTCAATGACTCCCTGCTCAATGAGGTTGCCATAGGTTTCGGTTGAGGCGTTAAAGCCTTCCTGCGCGGTGAGTTCGCGCACCTTAGCAACAACAACATCTCCCTTATGTCCCGCATTTTCAGCAATCCAGAATAAAGGTTCATCGCACGCTTTTTGGACTAAGCGAACCCCCACCGCTTTGTCGCCAAATAGACCCAAATCATTCTCTAGGGACTTTGTAGCGTGAACTAGGGCGGAACCCCCACCGACGACAATTCCCTCTTCTACGGCTGCTCTAGTGGCGTTTATGGCATCTTCTATGCGGAGTTTCTTGTCAGCTAGTTCAACCTCTGTCGCTGCGCCAACCCTAAGAACGGCAATACCGCCTGTGAGTTTAGCAATGCGATCTTGTAAGGCTTCCTTGAGTGGGATGTTGTCGGTTGCGACAATCTCTGCGCGGATTTCAGCCACACGATCTTGAACCCCATCCGAGGCGGTGTCAATGAAGGTTGTCGAATCTCGATCTACAACTACCTTTCGAGCGGTGCCGAGATTATCCAAAGTCACCTTGTCCAAAGATAGACCCGTTGCATCATCTACAACATCTGCGCCAACTACGCACGCGATGTCCTCTAGGATTTGCTTACGGCGTTCACCAAAGCCCGGCGCACGTACTGCCACGATTGGGAATCCACCTTGAACGCGGTTAATGAGAAGAAACTTAAAGGCCTCTCCGTCAATATCCTCGGCAACAATCAAAATAGGTCGGTTTGTTTGAACCACTTGGGCGAGGATTGGCTGAATAGATGCGGGGGATGTGATTTTGTTATTCACCAACAAAACTAGAGCGTTTTCGTAAACTGCTTCCATGCGCTCTTTATCGGTGACAAAATAAGGCGAAAGAAATCCCTTTTCGATTTCAATGCCCTCGGTGAATTCTAGGCTTACGCCAATCCCGCCATCCTCAACGGTGATAACCCCATCCTTGCCAATTTTGTCCATAGCCTCGGCAATAAGATTTCCCACCTCTGAATCTTGCGCTGAAATTGTGGCGATTGAGGCGATCTGTTCTTTATCTGAAATAGCGATGGATTGCTCAACAAGGTTCTTGGTGATGGCTTTTACGGCAAGATCAATTCCTACCTTGATTTCCATAGGTTGTGCGCCCGCTGCGAGGTTTTTAAGCCCCTCTTTCACCATAGCCTGTGCTAATACTGTCGCGGTGGTAGTTCCGTCACCTGCCACATCGTTGGTGCGTTCTGCGACGGTTTTAACAAGCTGTGCGCCAAGATTCTCCGCTTGATCTTCCAACTCAATCTCTCGGGCAATAGTCACGCCGTCATTAGTGATGAGCGGTGCGCCAAATTTGCGCTCAATAACTACATTTCTGCCTTTTGGTCCAAGTGTGATCTTGACCGTATCGGCTAGGGTGTTAATACCTTTTTCCATTTTAGCGCGGGATGATTCGTGATGAAGAATAGATTTAGTCAATTAGTTATCTCCAATTACTGCATAAATATCGCGGGATGAAAGGATGAGGTACTCGGTATCGCCGTCTTTAACTTTGCGACCAGAATTAGGAGCGAACAAAACAGTTTCGCCGACAAGAATTTTAACGGGGACAAGAATCCCATTTTCATAGCGACCTTCCCCGACATTAACAACAACTCCCTTATCTGGGATTTCGTCATGGAGTTGAATAAGTCCGTTGCTAGGTTCTGGCTCTTTTACCGAGACCAAGATTCGATCTTCTAAAGGTTTAATCATCTAATACCATCCGTTTCTTAAATGAAATGCTAGTGCCTTACATGCTGTTCCGTAGCGTACTTTAACATAGTGAAGCCCAAATTTAATCTGTAGGAACGGGTTAGAAGTTTTCTTTATTCCGTAATTCCCCCAAGTTGAGGGTAAAAATTGAAAGATTCCATACGCTTTAGATGAGGGGTTTTGCGCCCGATTATTCCAATGAGATTCAAGCTTAACGAGATGATCTAAACATGAGAATTCTTTGGGGGTTAATAGGGTTTTGGCAAAATTCCTTGGTTGTAGCTTGACGATAAGAAGTTTTGGCTCCAACGCTAAGGCGGGTGTGCTAAATACGATTCCTACCGAAAGTGCGGCCACTAAAAGGAATCGCGCCAAACTCTTTATTCGTCAGCCAATCCCCGATCTGCCAAAACTTCCATAAGCGACTTAAATGGTGTCATTTTTAGCCTCTTTCTGTAGGGGTTCCATAATAACATCAACTGACTCCTCTAAATCCTCTAGGGTTCCCGAATTGTCAATTATTCGGTCAAATATCCACTCGTCAAGGGCAGATTCGGATTTGTGGGAATTGGTCGCCAAAACGCCTTTACGCTCAATGCGCCACACTTCGCCAAATAACCACTTTACGGCATCGGCTTCATCGGGAAACCTTACATCTGTTAAGACTATTTTTTCGCCAGCCCTTACATCTTTCAAGGCAGCCTCAACCCAAATATCTTGCGAGAGGAGATTTCTACCGACCTCGGTTCCCATGACCTGTAAAAGTCTGCGCACCTCGGGAGTATTTTTCGCCACCTCCCATGAAAAATCATTGACATATTCGGCAAGGTGTAACCCTATTTCGGGGACAACAATCGGGTTAAGAGTTATTAGGGCTTCTTTGATCTTGTCGGCAAAAGCAATCCTTCTATAGCCGTATTTCCTTATTAATATTTCGGCTACCGTGTCTTTGCCTGTTCTGGCGTATCCAGATAATCCTATAATCATCCCTCAGCTCCAATCTGCCGGACTTCCTCATCGCTAAGGATTCGCTTAGTTAGGTTCACTTCAACTCCTTCTCGATGGCTTCAAGCGTCGGGCAAATAGAATCTTCATCATTGGTCTCACCGCAGCCATTA